AATCGTCGTTGAGAAGTGTGCATATCTTAATCGACCTTGCTTAACACAATCTGCGACTTCAGGGACGCTTTCAACTGTTGTTAAATGTGTCGAGAAGATGAAGTTGATACCTCTTCGACACAACTCATAAGTCGATGATGCTACTATATCAGATGCAGAATCGGTTTCAGTACCGCGACAGATCTCATCACCTAAAACGAGAGTCTTATTGCTTCCTTGATTCATTACTGTGGAGAGTTCGGACATTTCCACTGCAAAGGATCCCTGTCTTTTGTACATATTATCAAGACCGCTCAAACGTGTGATCATATTCTTAAATGGATTGAATACAAATTTACTGGCTGCTACGAACATTCCACATTGTGCTAAAATTGTGTTCAATGCTACAGATTTCAAATATGTTGAATTATGAGTTACCGTGTGATCTCCTAATAGGAATCTTCCTGGATATCTGTCATCTATTTTTTCACAATCTTCTGTTGATAAAACAATATAGCCTGATTTGATCATTTCTGCGATTAAAACATCCTTTCTATCAACTTCCTTCATAGCAGATATAAATGTATTGACATTGATATTCACTAACATTCCGAGTTGAAATCCGTAATAATCGTCATCATCTATTTCAGTTATCATAGCACTAGATCTAAATTCAGATCTCGCTCTATCGTGAATTCTAACTAATGCTCTTTTCGATTTTATTTGACATGGAATTTTGTATAGATCTGTGCCACCAATAGTTACTCTGTAATAATCATTATCAGGATATGCTTTAACCTTCTTTTTATGAATTGTAGCTTTCAAACCTAACGATCTCGCGAGTCTACATATTGATATGGAGAGATCTTTTCTCTTTTGTGTTATTTCGTATTGGTTATGTCCATCATCTTTGTAGTATCCATCTGTATCAAGTAACCCTGCTAACAATGCAAGTCTAACTTTCTTTTTGGAAGCCATGAGCTGTGATGGAATTATTTTGATACCACTAACATTATTTCCGGTAGTCATTCCTAATTTTCTAAATAACATACATATAAGATTCGAATTTGTTGTGTTGTCTATCTTTTCATCTCCGTTAGTCATTCTGTATAAATAGCAAGTTTTTCCTTTTCTCTTGATATCAGTCTCATCAATTAAAACTTTGCTGGCAACACCGTCTTCCGATTTTGATGGAGCAAGATATCTCAATAACTTCAGACCACATGATTTGGAAATCTTTTCAAACTGTTGTACTACTTCAGGATACAATCCTTCACATTGTGATATTTCTATTACACTTCTCTGATTTCCATCACCTAACCATAAACCTACATAGTACGCAAAAGAAACATCTGTGACTGGTTCTGTCCCTCTTGGAAGGACAATTTTCAATTCGCAAAATGTTTTGTATACTAAGTCTCTTAAATTAAACTCCAAAGGAAATGTTTTTACAGGTCTTCTGATTTTCTGCCACGTTTTGCTAATATCAACTCGTTCTCCTTTGAGTGTATTATTAGGTTTATTTCGATTATAAACATCTTCAGCTGAAATAGTACATTGATCGTGCGCTTTATCTTTGTTCATTAAAGCATAATATCTCGCAGAACTTAGTGCTTGGTGCTCATCTTCACACATTATCGTCTTGTCAGATGGTTTGCTTACGGGTTCCCATGCAAATATTTTTGATGTTGAATTGTGAATTGTTCCTCCACTAGAAATAAGTTCTTGAACTTTAACTCTATTACTTTTCGAATCTTTACCAGATGGCAATATTGTTGTACTGCATGCTTCAAATACAAGCTTATGTTTGTCATTACATTTGAATCCTGATTCAACAGAATTTTCTGCTCCTTTGTCTACTAATTCCACATGAAACATTCTTCCTCTGCCCCTTGTTATGCTGATTACAATTCTAGCACTTCCGTCATCTCCAACAAGTATGTCATAAGATCGGATATCTTTTGCCTGTTTGATGCTTCCATCTGCAGTGAGTATCTCTGTATCTCCACTTAAACATTTTCCTCCATTATTAACTGAGCATAAAAACAACCCAGTGTTTAATCCTAGCTTATTCCCGAGAGAAACATCATTTGGAACGTATCTCATATGCTCATGTATCCTCTCAACTATTGGATGTCTCACGTTTGAAGCTTCTATATATGATGGTAATTCTGCTTCGTTAGCTACTGCATTAGGCCTGCAATAGTTGTTCTTCATAGCAGTCAAAGCATGTGATTTGACGAGATCTATCTGACCTATCCAATGTACAATGATATGTAATGCTTCTTCATATGGATCATATATCTGAGGTAATAGAGTATGATAGGTTGATGTCATGACTGAGACGAAGCTTTCTACATATTTAGTACCATGTGTCTCGATGTCTTGAATGATGCTTGATTGAACCTTTGTCTTACTCTTCATTCTTGTGAACTTCAAGCTTGCCAACAATCTCAACTCTTCTTGAGTCATGTCAATCATATCTGAAGGTCTATAGTCTCTCTTGAATCTCATCTTCTCTGCACATTCTATTAGGTCTGCATCGTGTATACCGTTCATGTTGTAATGTATGAAGTCTTGTAAATCAACATATTTACGCTTCATATTAGACTTATAGTATTCGAGAAGACCTTTCACTTTGTTAGGAACTTCGAACAATGTGTCACCAGCAGCAGTCTTCTTAATCTTGACAAGCTTCAATATGTCTGCATCATCAATTCTAGAATCAACAATTCTTGCTAACACAACTTGAAGCTTTGCAATCATGACATCAAGATTTCCAACCTTCGAATATGCCACATCGAGCTCTGTCATCAATCCTTCATTCAAGAGCATCACATGAATTGACTTGAACCCTTTGCATTCACTCAAACGTTCCATATTGAACATAAGCTTCAATGTTGATACATATTCTCTGAATGAAGACAATGTCTGTTCATTCAATGTAGGAAGAGAAGTGTTAGCTTGAACAATCATAGCATGTATTTGAAGAACAACACTGTATGACGTGATGAGTTTGGATAATTGGAGAGGAGACAAAGTTCCCGTTTCAAGCCTTCTATGAGACTTCCTGAGGTCTCCTACAGACCTCAATGATTTTGATAGTCCTTCAATGAACGCCTTCCCTGTATCAATCATTGCTTGGACTTGAGCATACTTGGTTTCAAGAAGAAGGGGATCGAAGTATGGAACGAATAGAAGTTGTTCAAGCTGACGTCTACCTTCAGCAGTTGTTGTATTGTTAACAATATCGAATAATGTCAATCTTCTGTCACGACTTTTAGTATCAATAGATGTTGACGGACACAATTCTAGTTGTTGTATAGCGTTATGTGTGAGTATCATGACATTGTTAGATGTCCATATTTCTGGCTTGGGTAAATGTTTGACTAAAGCTGGATTTCTCTGTCTTATGTGTTCTAAGATTATGAGATATGCAGTAGCTGCACAAGACATGTATTCAAGGTCAACTCTAGCTCTTCCATCAAAGAGACGTTCTAAAACACTGGTCTGATATCTTTGTGTTGTCCAAGAATCATCAACTTGATTGAATGTAAACTGTTGCACGTAATATTGATCGAGAGCAAGTACTTCGCGAAGATAAGTTTCTATTGCTTGTTGTCTCTCAAGTCCTCCTGGACTCGTAGTTATATCGAAATTCTTCACATGAACAACTAACTCACGACAATTGTTGGACTGTAGAAAACGATAGACCTCTTCAAGGTTATGTTGTTTTCCGAGTTTTGGATGATTCGGTGATGTATATATTTCGAAGAGCTTCGTTTCGCCTGTAACAACGTTCATAGAACTCATACCGATACATAGATCTGCTCTATCTAGTCTTGATATAGCTTCTTTTGGATTCTGATTTTCGATATATAGGACGACGAGCTTGTTAGCAGTGATACCTGTTGTCTTTGTAGTTGTACCTGGTGTCATGATATCAGTAATGACTCTCTGCTTCCCATGTCCATCTGAGTCAGAATCCTCATGATCACATATTACTACAGAATAATCTGCTGATAATAGAAGATTCGAATACTTACGTAGAGCACTTGTTGGAAAACCACACATGTGAGTATTTTTCTCACTTCCAAGAACACCTACACCTCTATGTGTTATGGTGAGATTCATGACATCTGCTAAGTCAAAGAAGTTGTTGGATGGAATTCCACTCGGAACATCGACACAGAACAATTCATATGTTGCTCCAACTTGAAGTAAGACGGCTGTTCTTTTGCCAAGATGTGCAATGGCATGAAGATATGTTGTTTGATATTGTTGATAGATATTGAGATTTCTATCAATATGAAATTGACGTAAAGTCATGTTTAAGTAGGATTTTTCTAATACTTTGACAGAAGTCATTTCTCTATCTTGTTAAATATGATATCAATATCAGTAAGTTAATCGATATGTAAGAATCTTCATATAAGATGGGAAAGTGAATCATGGAGGATAGGGGAAGAGATCTTCTTCAAGAAGAATTTGATGATGTTCGACGAGTTGTAGCTTTGGTTACTCGTCTCTTATGTCTGATCAAGGATAAGACTCTCATTACAGAAGTAGAAATTCCAGACCTGGAAGCAATGCAAACTCTCGTAGAAATCATGCATGAAAAGGATAATCACATTGTTATTGTTCTTTTTTCTTGCACTGAAGATAGAATCATTGTATCTTTTTGTACGCCAAAGGAATTTCAGCCTTTAATAACTTGTTATGATCTATATTTGAAGGTCTTTGAACCAATGAAGCTGACTAATGTTACGCTACATATGAATGGTCAAAATGCGGAGAGTCATGATAATTCTATATATTCATGCGAATTGATATTTCGAGTGAAAGCTGACACTAAGGAGATCATTTCATCTGCAATTATCAAGGCAAATGCAGTTTTAGCAGATCTCGGTATTGTACAAAATGCAGTTAGTCCTATATTTTTGCATCCTCGAGAGCGGCCACCTGGTCACTTCAACATGGACAAATTGAGGGATACTCCTCTTACCACTGAGGAAGAACTCGAGATGTCCCGATTTATGCCCAAATATACAGAAGTTGCAAATGCTGCAGCTGGTCAAATTTTGAAGACATATACTCAAGGATTCAACATAATTCATTCGATTGATTCCGAGGCATACCTTGAGCTCAATAGTTTGAGAGTTAACATTGGAAGTGGATTGTTTTCTTTGCCTTGTGGTCGAGCTACTTTTGCAACACAAGCAAAACTATTTCATAAGGGAGTAGTCAAAATCGAACATCTTGCTATCGAACCTGATCTGCAAGATGTTTTTAATGAAGCAAGTATGAATATGATTGTCAAGGATTCGGATGGAAATGACATGATTTTGGTACTACGCGAAGGCATTTTTCGTAGCTTAGATGTGCCAGAACCTACCTATTCACAAGTCCATATACGCAAACTTCTGGATGCAGGCTTAGTTTTCTTACAACCTTGACTACACAAGAATATCAGGCATACTATGCCTGATATGTATACTTATTTGAAGTTTCGAATATCTATTTGAGATAACAATGTTCGAAAATCTTTAGGACATTCAGAACATAGACATTCATAATCATCTGTACCAAAGAGATTTGCAACAACATGTCTTCCTCGCCAATGTCCAATCTCAGCGCTTTTGAACGTCGTTATATGATTGTAAAGTTTTGGGAATGTATTGTCAACAGTACTTTTCACACTCAAAACCCATTGAAGATGAAACGAATATGTTGCAAACTGTCTCGAACTAGAGAAATTCGGAGACGTGCTTGATCCAAGCTCATATGCCAATTTTGGAATTGTAGTATGATCATCTGTTGCTATCTCAAAAATCATAAGACATGTACTAAAATTTCCGCTCGGAATACATCTTTGGAGAGAGCATAGCATATACTTCTCCTTGTTCCAGAACACTTCTCGCATTACGTCACATCCTGTAGGCGCATGAGTGAGCATAAGTTGAAATCCATTCTCTTTCAAATGGGCTGAAAATAAGTCACAATCTACATTATACATACTAGTATTATGTGGACATTGAGACAAATAGTTCGGCAACATTTCTATTTGAGAAAATTAATGAAATATCAAATTTCATTTTTTAAATGGGAAATGCAATATATTTCCCATTCTGACATATTGTGGCAACTAATCACTCTCCATCTCGATATATATTCAATTGTAAATTTTTCCCAAGTCAACAAGCAACTTTATTTAGTTTGTCAAAGGGAACCACTATGGTGCAGATTAATGTGGAAAAATTTTCCTGACCATGCTGTATTACGAGAAGTTCAAGGTCAATATAAGAGATGGTATCAAGATTTGTATCAATATGGTGCTTATTATACTTCGAATGAATTATACATTCGGACTATAACACCGCCTATTGGTATATTCTTACCTTTTGCACAGTTTGACAGTATGATTGTTACACATAGAAGCAAACCTGTCTACCCATGTGCTACTAATCGTATGCCTAATATTGAAGATGTCACTTTGAGATATGCTGGAGAACGTTATATATCTCCATTTGATACGGTCCTTAAAGAATATCATCATCATTTGAGACATGTAGTGTTTGATAAAGGGACTGAGTTATTTTTGGAACATCCAGAAAGTCAGATATTCGTAACCGGGAGACT